TGTTGTCAAACAGAGCTTTCTCGATGTCGAGCTTCTGCTCGGCGGCGATTTTCAAGGTTTGATACGCAATTTCCTGCGCTCTACCTGCTTTGTCCAGACCCTCATCTGTATCAGGAACGATAACTGCGTTCTTGAAGATTTGAGTTCTGTTGTTCAGCCGTGACGTTGCAGTCGCTGCTGAAGCAGTCGTATCATCACCCTCGATATGTGCGTTTGCAGCACTTGCTCTTAGGCTATCTGTTTGCCATTCTACCAAAGTATTTTTCGCAGTAGTCTTGCGAGACTTTGTGTAAAACGGTGTTTCTTCCAATATGTTCAGCTAGGTTCGCTACTTCCTAACTCGCCTTTCGGCTGCTACAAGTTTCCTTGCAGATCAGACTATATCATCACCCTCAGACGAGGGGCTGGGCGCTTCGAACCGCTTGGCTCTACGAGGTCTCCACCTCTAGTCGTTGAACGTTCCTCTTGCGAGGCTTCGCTGCTGATCGGCATATTCACTTTCGTAAACTTAGCTTTCCAGCAATTCACCCAGTTACAACTAATCATTACTGATTAGCGGCCCAAAGATTTAGGCGAGATATTGGTGATAATATCACTCAAATCTTCCCGAATACCGACAGCATCATAACTGTCAAATGTATTGGTTGGTTGTGCCATAGTAATTTACTCCTTTAAGGCTTTAACATTAGACCGAGGGCATCCTCAATCCTACCAGATTTACGCAACCTCTGTTGCTGTTTCTTTCTAGCCGCAGCTTCACCATCGTTTGCACGCCGTTTAGCTCCAGCCTTCACAACAGGTTTTGGCTGTTCTGTCTTGGATGCCGTTAACTTCTTCTGCTGCAAACGCTGCCACTTCATGGCATCATTCAGAGCTCGGATATAACGAGCATCTGCCACACTCTGCATCTCCTGTTCTGTAAATCCATAATGGACACCAGTTTTTACAAGATCAGCTTTGAGCTTGTCACCCTTTTCAGGATCGGCAATCTCAGGAATGTGCTGCTGCAACAGTTGTGCCTGCTCTTGCAAGAACGACTGGCGTGCTTGCTCGTTTTGTGCATTCTGTTGCTGTTGAAGTTTCTGGACCTCAAAAACATGTTGGTCATACTGCGCCTTCGCCTCATCGTAGTTCATCTTAGCTTCCATGTATCCAATGGGGTCACTATTGAACATGTCTTTCGTTGGGGGTTGGGGTGGCTGCATGCCGATTTGTTGTGATTGCTGTTGCAACTGCAAGAAAGCTTGCTGTTGCTGGGCCAATTGTTGAGCTTGCTCTTTATATTGTTTTTCAACTTGAGCAATCTCCTGCATGCGTTGATTGATATAGCCTTGACCAGCAGCCGATTGTTTCAACTGATCCAGTGTCCACATTTCTTCTTTGCCGTTTACTTTAACGGGGATGAAATTGGTTTCCTCAGTACCTTCAAGCTCTGGAGTGGTTTCATCTAATTCAACGTCATCTAGGTCAACATCATCGTCATCGCTCTCAAACTCTTGAGTTGGCTCTTCCGCTTCTGCTGCCTCTTCTATTTCAACCTCTTCTGCCTCGACTTCCTCTGCCTCTGCCTCAACGACTTCAGCCTGTTCAGCTTTAGCTTCTTCGGTTGGTTCAGTAATTAGGGATACTGCGTCCTCAATTGTAGTCGTGTTTTCCACGGTGCTACTCCTTATTTTTTACGATCTAAAAGTGTCTCTGCTGCAATTGCAGCGTCAAGGTTCACTTCAATCAAATTTAACGCACGCAGAATAGCATGCGCCTCTTCACGCCGCTCAATCTCTTGGGCAGCACTGTTTGCGAAAATCCTCATTTGATCTTCACGAACATCCTGAACGAACTGCTTGAATGCAGTGTCGTTCTTTAACCTTTTGGCTTCTTCAGCCTGTATTCTTATATCTGTACTCATTGACCGCCTTGTGCAATGTTAGCCACTGTACGCAGTTTTTCCTGTTCTGCTTTTATTCGGGCAACATCTACGTTTGTGCCATATTGACCGTAAATCTTAGCCGCATCAACTATTAAGTCTTGCGCCATCTGATCTCTCTTACGATCATCCTCTGCCGCAGCTTTCTGTGCGTCTAACTGCATTTTCATCATGTCAGTATTCATCTTGGCTTGAGCTTTGATTTGCTCTGACTGTAAGATTGCCTGAGTTGGGTCTGGCTGCTGTTGCTGCCCTGCCATTGCCGCCTGCTGCATCTGCTGCATCTGCAACATCTGCTGCTCAATCTCAGGCGTAATAGGTGCAAAGTACCGCTCTGCATTTCTGACGCCAGAAGTTGCCAGAATGTCTGCCAGTGTGTTTCTGATGTTTGTCAGGCTAACCAGGCCATTCATAGGGCCATAGTTCTGATACACTTGCTGCTGTATTTGCAGCATACCTTGCAGAGCTGCCATCTTCTCTTGCTCTCTGCCAGTACCGAGCCCCACATTAATCTGCACATCCATCTCTGTATTCCAGACGCGAGGATCAACAGGCACAAACTGACCGTTTAGGCGGATCATCTGT